CAATATAATCAATTTTTAAAAGCAAATAATTATATTAAAGATTGTAATTTAGAAGAAAAAAAATTTTGTTGTTTAATTAATAGATGGGATCCCGAAAATCATCGTACAAAAATTTATAATAAACTAATAACTATTGATAAAATATTTTGTCCAAGTGTATTATTAAATAATTGTTCAAATGATGAATTAAATAATATTGGTAAATCAAATTATATTAATAAATTTTTATTTAATATTTGTTCTGAAAATTATGATAATAATAATATTGATGGATATATTACTGAAAAATTAATGGATTGTTGTTTAGGTTGTGCTATTCCTATTTATGCAGGATGGTTTGATGAATATGATGAAAAAATATTCAATAAAAATAGAATTATTTTTTATAATTCAAATAATAATGAATCAATTAACGATGTATTTATAAAAGTTAAAGAATTAATTGATAATAAAGAAAAACTATTAAATTTTTATAGACAACCTATATTTTGTGATACAGCATTTGATACAATACAAAAATTAAAAAATGATTTTTTAAAAAATATAAATTAAATTTATATTTCATAAATATCTATATAACTTATTTAAACTATAAATATACTAAATTAAATATTTTCTTTAAATTAAAAATAAAAAAAATCAGATATAGATTAAAATATTATTTAACGAAGATGACTATTAAATAATTTAATAAAACTACCTTGATTTACAAGCGATGGTTCTAACCAATGAATATTAAAATTACCTATATAAGTACTTAATACATCTATTTTTGTATCAATTGGACTATCTATATCTTCAGTTTTATCAAAATAATCTAAGAATTTATTGATACTTTTATAATTCCAAATTAATCCTTCAATACAAGAATTTATATTTTCTTTATAGAAGTAAAAATTATTTATTATATTTGGTTGGGATTTAGGATATCCTCTATTTTTCAAATAATCTCTTGTTCCTTCTCCAATATTTATTATATCCCAATCATTTAAATAATTTAATGATTTTACAATTTTTATTATATCTTCATTAAAATTAGGTTTAAAAATAACATCTGATTCAAGAATTATAAATATACCATCATTAAATGTATTTTTAATATTTTTTAAACATTCTAAATGATTTAAAAATAAACTTATTTCTCCATTTGATAAAGGATTTTTTTCCATTGTTCGATCATGTTTTCTCATTGACCAATCTGATTTGCAGTATTTATTTCTAATTTCTGAATTAATTTCATTTCCCCAGATAAAATTAAAATAATTAATATTTAAAGTTTTATCTAAGTTATAATTTTTAATTTGATTTTGTATATAGTTATATCTTTCTTGTTCTTTTTCTTTATTAATTATTATAAAAGTATTAATCATAATATATAAATAATATAATTAATTTATAAATATAATTAATTAACGTATAAATATAATTATTTTGTAAATAAAATAAGAATTATAAATAAAATTATATTTAATTTGTTAATTTAAATATAAATAATGTAAAAAAGATTAAATTATTCCGGAAGATTGTCTATTAAAATTATAATTTTCATTATCAGTCTTAATTAATACTTCGTTATTTAAATTTATAAAATTATTTTTTTTATATTCATCTTGTAAAATCAAATATATTATATTATTTTCAATTATATATTTTTTAAATGGAACAATATTATTTAAGTTTATTTTTTTTATTAAAAAATTATATAAATAAACTACATTTATTCCACGATTCATTGGATCTTGATTAATTGGATTATTAATACAAAAATAAATTAATTCTAATAATAATGGATTATTTTTAGTAGCAGCAAAAAAACCATTTGCCATTATTTTATACATCGTTTTTTTATTATTATTAAAATCAATTTCAAATGTTCCAAAATATTCACCAATACCAAATGATGTCATTAGTGTTAAATCATTTTCAATAAAATCATCAAATGATTTTAGTGCTTGTAAATCACAGTCTAAATATACACCACCATAAATATATAATAAACAATATCTTAATAAATCTGACTTATGACAATACCTCGGAAGAATATCTAAGGTATGGCAAATTTTATTAGATAAATCTTGATCAAAATTTTGAAGTATAATTTCTTTTCCTTTATTAAAATCGAAAATATTATAAGTGTAATTTTGATTTAATTTTATTAAATTTTTTTTAACATATTCTGGTATTAGATTAATATCATGGTATATTTGAAAAATATTTTTTTCAATCATTTATAGTATATCTTCATTTAATATATTATTTTTAAGTAAATTTAATACATTAATATTAATTAATTCATTATATTTTTTTTGACCACATATTACCATATCTATAAATCTGATTGGTATTAAGTCAGGAAAATTATTTTTAGGATAAGTCATTCTTTCAATTAAATTATTTATATTTTCAGGATCTTGAATACATAATTCTTTCCAAATATTTATAAATTTTGGTATTTTAGTATTTCTATAAATTTGATTTTCTAAATTATATATATTTGTGTAAACCATATTATGTAAGTGTTCAAATAGAATTTCTTTATGTCTATATATATTATAAAAATCAACATATATTGAATTAGGTAATAAACATATATTTACTTCTAATAATCCTGGCATATGACAATGATCTTTTTCTCCAAATCTTTCAATTGGATTAATTTTATTTACTCCTAAATTAATATGCACTTTATTATTATTTAAAAAAGGAAAATTAAGCATACTAGAACCTGCTCCAGATATATGAATATCAGTTGAGTTCATAATATTTAATTGTTCTTTAAATGAATTAATATTAAACCAAGAAATAATATTAGATTCATATCCATTATTATTTAAATCTTGATTAAGATTAATTAATACATTTTTTTCATTTACTGTATAACGATTACTATCAATTATAGTTATTTTCGGTTTTTTATTAATTATAGGTTGAATGTTATAAACACTATACATCCTATTTCTAAATTTTTCTAAAGCATTGATTTCTTTTCCAGGCATAAATCCATTTTTATTGACGCCAGAGATGCCTGCTAATCCACATCCACACAGTAATGTATTAAACATATAATTATTATTTTTATAAATGATTTCTCTTTTTGAAAATTTTTTAAAAATTTCAATTGAAAATTCTCTAGAAGCATTTCCTGAAAATCTCCACCCATTAATATGAATTATATCAATAAATATATTAAAATCAGTATCTTCTGAATAAAATTGTAATAATAATAAATATATTGGATATAATGCATCATATAAAGCATGAGCAATATTATGATCCCAATAGTGTGTTAATGCATTTGTGACACCATTAATAAATTGAAAATTTATACCATTTATATAATTATTAATTTCATCTTGATTATTAAATAACATTAATTCAGGTAATAAAATAAAATTATGTTCATAACTTGAATTCAATGCACCGCCCATTGTATAAACAGCATCTAATTTAATATTTGGATTTGTAGTTATAAAAATATATTTATTATTGATAAAATACAAATTATTATATTTAGCAAATTTTATCTCATCTTTTATAATATATTCGACATTACTTTCCATTTTATATAATTATTAATAATATTATTTTAAATTAATTAAAAATAATATTATTAATAATTATATAAGAAAATGGTTAATTATATATAAAAAAATATATATAATTAACCATTTCCTTATGTATAATTAAGTAAGCTAGACATTAAAAATAGATATAAAATGAATATTGAAAAGATATATTAAATATTAATGATGCATTAAAAATAAGATAAAAATATGATAAGTGTATTATAGATACATATGGGATAGAATAATATGATAGTCATATTGTTAAATATTTACTAAAACATAAAAAAATATTGAGTTTTTGGAAATATTATGAGACTTAAATCAAATAATATTTATAATATTATTTACACCTGATTATTCTATAAATTTTGCTAATCATATTCTAAAGTTTTACTTATAGAAAATATAAATAATAATAAATGAATAATTAGAAAACTTTCATTATAAATTAGATACTAATAACTTTTATAAATACAATGAATTTTATATTTTAGAATAAAATTTTAATTAAATTCATTGATAATATCATTAATAGTATATTTTATAGACCAACCTAAGTTTTTTAATTTATGTGGATACCCGTTAATATTTATACTTTTTTTGTCTAATCCATTATTATTATTTTCTATTATTAATAATGGTTTATTTGAAATCTTATCATAATATATTTCATCTTTATCATCTTTTCGTATTAAATCATATCCAAAATTATTATATAATTTAAAAACCAAATCTTTTATTTTAACACTATTATAATTACAAATATTATAATCATTACCTTCTTCAGCATTTAATATAAATTCTATTCCATTAACAACATCATGGGGATGTATAATATTTCTATAAGAATCAATATTTCCATTTTTTAATGGTTCTTCTTTATTATTTTTTAGATAAGAATGAATCTTATTTAATAAAAAATTATTAGATTTATTCACTGATTGAGTAGTAAATAATATTCCATTTGAAAAATGAAGATTGTAATTTTCTCTATAAAATTTTACCATATTTTGTCCCATAATTTTAGCAATTGAATAAGGATGTAAATGCTTTGTTTCATCTATATTATTATATTCATCCACTCTAAATTCTTCATGATCTTTATAAATTTCACAACTTGAAGCATTAAAAAATTTAATTTTTTGATTATTTCTGAAAATTATATCACATAATTTTGCTGTTAAAAGTCCATTATTCTCTATTGCTTTAATTGGATTATTAAATGCTTCAATTGATGATGAAATTCCTGCTAGATGAATAATATATTCTGGATTAATTGTTTGTATCACTTTTTCTAATTTATCATTTTCATTCATATCAAAGAAAAATTTTGTTATATTTTTTTCTGTATTTTTTTTAATTTTTGTGATACCATATAGACTGTATTTATTATAAGTTTTTTTAATATAATTAGCAATAAAACCATCACAACCAGTTATTAATAATTTAGGTTTATAACTAATAATTTCAAAAGTAGGAAAATAAAAAATTAATTGCCCTCCATTTTTTAAATATTCGTGTTCTCTTTCAATGATTTCTTTTTTGAAATGCCACGGTAAAACAATTAAATAATCAGGAGGATTTTTTCTCATTGTTTCTTCTGATATAATTTCTATTCCAGTTGAAGTTGAATATCCTACTTTGTTAGGATTACGTTCTACAGCATATTTTACTTTATCTTCTGTAATATTACAATATTGTAAAACACAGTTTCCTTTTGTTGAAGCACCATATATCTGAATAGTTTTTTCATTATCATTTACATAATTAATAAAATTGGTTAATTTATTAAGTTCATAATCACAATTTTTAATAAATTTTTTATATGTTTCTTTTTCCTTTAATTTATATTTTTCTTCATTTGTTAAAATTTCATTAATTAATTCTGTTGCTTCACTATAAATTTCTGATTCTTTTTTAGCAAAATAAATGCGGAAACTACCTCCATTACAATCATTGAATTTAACATCAATTATTTTAAAATTAGCTCTATTTGCTATTTCTTTTATCTGACTCAATGAATAATACTCCAAATGTTCGTGACAAATTGTATCAATACTATTAGTATCTAACATATATAATAAATAACTTTGTTCACAACTCCATATACCATCATTATCTAATATTTGGTATATATCTTGAGCAAATTGAACAGGATCAGGTAAATCATAAAACATTGAAATACTTGTGACAACTTTTACTTTAATTTCTCCAAAATTATCTTTAAAATTTTTTAATGTAAAATAATTTGGTAATAATTCTATATTATCAGTATAATATTCTTTAAATTGTTTACCAGTTGGATCAACACCAATTCTTCTTAAAGAGTTATCATATAATTTTAATGTAAATGCGTCATTACTTCCTATATCAACAACAATATCATTTGAATTAAAATTTATTTTAGATATAAGTTCTTTATTATAATCAGTTAAATGTTTTTTCATAGTATAACTTATACTTGAACGATATCCGTAACCTCCAGTTTCATACATCTCATAAGATGGTGTTGTTTCATTTAATTGTAATAATCCACAATCAGAACATAAAACTAAATCAATTGGATAAGTTTTATTTAAAATATTACCATATTTAGGAAATATTGATGTATTTTTTTGATGACCAAGTGAAATTACTATTTCTAAATTTTTGTTTTTACATATTCTACATTTAATCATTATTATATTTTATAATATATTTAAAATTAAATAAAATAACTTATATATAAATTTATTTTATTAATATGAATAAAAAATTATAAAGATATTTATTTAAGTCCTACAAAATATTGAATTAAATGAATTGTATATACGTATAAATTAATTATTTAATATTTACACCCTTAAAGAATTAAAATAACACTTTTAAAATTATCGGTATAAATTTAGGAATATTTGACCCATTTTAAATCTTCAAGGATAATAAATCTTGAATGGTGTAAAGAAGTAATTTAAATAATAAATAAAGTATGTTTATTTTTTACATAATTTATATTATAATAAATTAAAATGATTAATATTTATAATCCAGAAATTAATAAATATACTAAATCAGCTTTAAATGCGATTGAAGATGGTTGGATCTCAAACCATGGTAAATATATTGAATTAGCAAATAACAAATTAAAAGAAATTACACAATCTAAATATTCTATATTAATGGCAAATGGAACATGTGCGACACATTGCTTATTTTTATCATTAAAATATAAATATCCTAATATAAATAAAATTTATGTTCCAAATAATTGTTATGTAGCTGCATGGAATGCTACCTTAATGGAATATAATATTAATCAATTA